GTCAGCGGTGGGAACGGGCTACTGGTTCCTGCAGTTGCTGGACAGGGTTTCCCCGTCTCAGTGGGCGGCAATAGGCGTGCTGGGGAGTCTGCTGTTTGGGCTGCTGACATATCTGACTAACCTGTATTTCAAAATCAGAGAGGACCGTCGTAAGGCTGCACGGGGAGAGTAATTCAATGACTCAAAACTATGAACTGATTGTGAAAGGGATCCGCAATTTTGAGAATAAAGTTACGGTAACTTTAGCGTTACGGGACAAAAAACGCTTTGACGGTGAAATTTTTGACCTGGACATCTCGCTGGACCGTGTTGAAGGTGCAGCGCTGGAGTTTTATGAGGCAGCAGCCAGAAGGAGCATCAGACAGGTCTTCCTGGATGTTGCTGCCGGGTTATGTGAAGGGGATGAGCTGTCGCCGGAAAAGCGCCCCATAATTTTAGAGGCGCAGGATGTGTTGATAACCTACAAAGGAAAGCTACCGGGAAGAATTACTGGTTCTCTGAAGATGCCGCCGTCAACACTGCGGTCAGAAAAAGAGGCGTCTTGTCTGCAGTCTGAGTACTCCATTACGGTTAAAAGTGCCGGAGAGGAAGGAAATAAACGTTATTTTATTGCGTCTGCACCTGATAAAGATCAGGAATGGGAGTGTAACCGGCCATCCTTTGTTGTATACGGAGATGGCGGGAAAATAACCATCTCAGAAAATGGGAAATTAACACCGCCATCGCACCAGCATAGTGAGGCGCTCATTGAATTTGCCATTGATTACCTGAAGAACAATAAAAAGCAGGGGCTGATGAAGCGCATTGGTCGTTGCATGGGATATCTGCAGGTAGCAGCTGAGATTGAAATGATGGCCAGTGGTGCTGACAATGATGCAGTTGTGCTGGAGGCTCTTCTGCGTGATTTTGATAATACGCCCTTTAAGAAAGCACCTGTTGACTGGATGCAGCCGGGGATGACTTATCTGAAAGGGCGTATATAAGGTGGCTCGTTATCTGTTGCTGGATAATCGACTGAAGATGCGTTCTTTTTGTGTTTTTGCGTAATGATTGTCCCACTCACAATCAAGGTAGCTTAATTCTTCATTCAACCAGTTATTTATATTGGTCTTAATACGCATAAGCATGGGCTGTGTTAATGCTCTGGCGATAATGCCGAGAGTCACAGGTGTGAGATGTCCATACGGCTCAGCCTGAATGGATTTTACTGCATCGTGTTCTTGTGGGAGGAGTAAGAGGCACTCTGATTTTACCCGCTCATTTATGGCTTGCAGGCATAAATCATAATTATGTTGATCGTTATGCATGGTTAATCCTCTACTGAAATTGTCAGATATATTTCAGCCATCAGGAAAAACGCCAGTGTCCTACCGCTGGCGGGCTGAAGATTTAACATATCCAGGGATTCGGAACCGATAAATCCTGATAAATATCCATGAACACCAAAATCAAATATGGCCTGTCGGCTGCCGTTCTGGCGTTGATTGCCATCGGTGCGCCTGCGCCTGATATTCTCGACCAGTTTCTGGATGAAAAAGAAGGTAACCACACAACGGCATACCGTGATGGTGCGGGTATCTGGACCATCTGCCGCGGTGCCACAATGGTGGATGGTAAACCTGTTATTCCGGGCATGAAACTGTCGAAGGAAAAATGCGACCAGGTTAATGCCATTGAACGGGATAAGGCGCTGGCATGGGTGGAGCGCAATATTAAAGTTCCACTGACCGAACCACAGAAAGCGGGTATAGCGTCATTCTGTCCCTATAACATTGGCCCCGGTAAGTGTTTCCCGTCGACGTTTTATAAGCGGCTGAATGCTGGTGACCGCAGGGGAGCGTGTGAGGCGATTCGCTGGTGGATTAAGGACGGTGGCAGAGACTGCCGTATTCGTTCAAACAACTGCTACGGTCAGGTATCCCGTCGTGACCAGGAGAGCGCGCTGGCGTGCTGGGGTATCGACAGATAAGCAGAATATTTTGCTGAAAAATAAGGCATGGCCACGCGGGCGGATAACATGAAATCCTGCGAACTGGCGAAACGTAAGTGAATAAAAGTAAAAACCCCGTTTGTTGGCACCAAGCGGGGTTTTGTGTTTCCTGACTCCGGAAAAGTCAAAGGAGAAAGTGTGTTTGATTTTAGCAAACTGATTCGGGAGATTCGAGTGATGGCTGAAAAATTATCCACCTGGAAGTTCATTCTTATCTGGCTGGTGTTTGTGATTATGGCCTCCGGTTATTTCATCGGTCAGATACGCTGGTGGTGAAATGAACCGCGTACTGTGCGTGGTCATCATTGCCCTGCTGGTGGCCTGTGGTGCGCTTAGTCTGGGGCTGAATCATTACCGTGATAACGCCATAACCTACAAAGAGCAGCGCGATAAAAAAGTCAGTGAGCTGGAGCAGGCAAATGCAACCATTACTGATATGCAGCAGCGCCAGCGTGATGTTGCTGCACTTGATGCCAGATACTCGAGGGAATTAGCCGATGCGAGAGCTGAAAATGAAACTCTGCGCGCTGACGTTGCCGCTGGTCGTAAGCGCCTGCGGATCAACGCCACCTGCCCCGGTACCGTGCGTGAAGCCCCCACCACCTCCGGCGTGGATAATGCAACCGGCCCCCGACTGGCAGACACCGCTGAACGGGATTATTTCACTCTCAGAGAGCGGTTGATGCTGATGCAGAAGCAGCTGGAAGTGGCGCAGGAATATATCCGCACTCAGTGCCTGAAATAAGTTTTGCTGATGCGCGGTATTGTCGCCGTATCCCCGCATTAACAGAGACCGCAGCCCGACCGGGAGACTCCTCTGCGCGAGTGTGCGGGGATAATCAAAAACGATACACACCGGGGTTTACCGCGTTAACGGAGCGCGGCGTTGTCCCCTCATAGTCGCCTGTCCGGTGCGATGGTGGAAGAAACCGGACTACATTGAAAATGATAACCATTATCATTTTGCGGGTCCTTTCCGGCGATCCGGGCCGTTACGGGGCGGCGACCTCGCGGGTTTTCGCTATTTATGAAAATTTTCCGGGGAAAATCATGTCGGTACTTCTCGAACATAACTATTTGTTTTTTCTAATATCGAATCCGTAAAAGGTCCGACATGAAAACGCCTAAAAAAGTCATTTTCGGGCACTTTCATGTCGGCCCCTGTATTTATTGTGAGACTGTTTCATGAAGGTTAATAAAAAGAAACTTGCCGAAATTTTCAACGTGGATCCGCGAACGATTGAACGCTGGCAGTCTCAGGGACTCCCTTGTGTCTCCGGAGGTGGTAAGGGCGTTGAATCTGTATTTGATACCGCCATGGCAATTCAGTGGTATGCGCAGAGGGAAGCTGATATCGAAAATGAAAAACTCCGTAAAGAGGTTGAGGATTACAGGGCTGCCAGTGAGGCAGATCTCCAGCCTGGGACTATTGAGTACGAACGCCATCGACTTACGCGTGCGCAGGCCGACGCACAGGAGCTGAAGAATGCCAGAGACTCCGCAGAGGTGGTGGAAACCGCATTCTGTACTTTCGTGCTGTCACGGATCGCAGGTGAAATTGCCAGTATTCTTGACGGGATCCCTCTCTCGGTACAGCGGCGTTTTCCGGAACTGGAAAACCGACATGTTGATTTCCTGAAACGGGATATCATCAAAGCCATGAACAAAGCAGCCGCGCTGGATGAACTGATACCGGGGTTGCTGAGTGAATATATCGAACAGTCAGATTGATATTCTGCGGCGTGATGTACGCGCCGGGCTGCGAGCCCTGTTCAGGCCGGAGCCACAGACTGCCGTTGAATGGGCGGATGCCAGTTACTATCTCCCGAAAGAATCCGCATACCAGGAAGGGCGCTGGGAAACACTGCCCTTTCAGCGGGCCATCATGAATGCGATGGGCAGCGACTACATCCGTGAGGTGAATGTGGTGAAGTCTGCCCGTGTCGGTTATTCCAAAATGCTGCTGGGTGTTTATGCCTACTTCATAGAGCATAAGCAGCGCAACACCCTTATCTGGTTGCCGACGGATGGTGATGCCGAGAACTTTATGAAAACCCACGTTGAGCCGACTATTCGTGATATTCCGTCGCTGCTGGCGCTGGCCCCGTGGTATGGCAAAAAGCACCGGGATAACACGCTCACCATGAAGCGTTTCACCAATGGGCGTGGCTTCTGGTGCCTGGGCGGTAAAGCGGCAAAAAACTACCGTGAAAAGTCAGTGGATGTGGCGGGTTATGATGAACTTGCTGCCTTTGATGAGGATATTGAACAGGAAGGCTCTCCAACGTTCCTGGGCGATAAGCGTATTGAAGGCTCGGTCTGGCCAAAGTCCATCCGTGGCTCCACGCCCAAAGTGAGAGGCACCTGTCAGATTGAGCGTGCAGCCAGTGAATCCCCGCATTTTATGCGTTTTCATGTTGCCTGCCCGCACTGCGGGGAGGAGCAGTACCTTAAATTTGGCGATAAAGAGACGCCGTTTGGCCTCAAATGGACGCCGGATGATCCCTCCAGCGTGTTTTATCTCTGCGAACATAATGCCTGCGTCATCCGCCAGCAGGAGCTGGACTTCACTGATGCCCGTTATATCTGCGAAAAGACCGGGATCTGGACCCGTGATGGCATTCTCTGGTTTTCGTCATCCGGTGAAGAGATTGAACCGCCTGACAGCGTGACCTTTCACATCTGGACGGCGTACAGCCCGTTCACCACCTGGGTGCAGATTGTCAAAGACTGGATGAAGACGAAAGGGGATACGGGAAAACGTAAAACCTTCGTGAACACCACGCTCGGTGAGACGTGGGAGGCGAAAATTGGCGAACGTCCGGATGCTGAAGTGATGGCAGAGCGGAAAGAGCATTATTCAGCGCCCGTTCCTGACCGTGTGGCTTACCTGACTGCCGGTATCGACTCCCAGCTGGACCGCTACGAAATGCGCGTATGGGGATGGGGGCCGGGTGAGGAAAGCTGGCTGATTGACCGGCAGATTATTATGGGTCGCCACGACGATGAACAGACGCTGCTGCGTGTGGATGAGGCCATCAATAAAACCTATACCCGCCGGAATGGTGCAGAAATGTCGGTATCCCGTATCTGCTGGGATACTGGCGGGATTGACCCGACCATTGTGTATGAACGCTCGAAAAAACATGGGCTGTTCCGGGTGATCCCCATTAAAGGGGCATCCGTCTACGGAAAGCCGGTGGCCAGCATGCCACGTAAGCGAAACAAAAACGGGGTTTACCTTACCGAAATCGGTACGGATACCGCGAAAGAGCAGATTTATAACCGCTTCACACTGACGCCGGAAGGGGATGAACCGCTTCCCGGTGCCGTTCACTTCCCGAATAACCCGGATATTTTTGATCTGACCGAAGCGCAGCAGCTGACTGCTGAAGAGCAGGTCGAAAAATGGGTGGATGGCAGGAAAAAAATACTGTGGGACAGCAAAAAGCGACGCAATGAGGCGCTCGACTGCTTCGTTTATGCGCTGGCGGCGCTGCGCATCAGTATTTCCCGCTGGCAGCTGGATCTCAGTGCACTGCTGGCGAGCCTGCAGGAAGAGGATGGTGCAGCAACCAACAAGAAAACACTGGCAGATTACGCCCGTGCCTTATCCGGAGAGGATGAATGACGCGACAGGAAGAACTTGCCGCTGCCCGTGCGGCACTGCATGACCTGATGACAGGTAAACGGGTGGCAACGGTACAGAAAGACGGACGGCGAGTGGAGTTTACGGCCACTTCCGTGTCTGACCTGAAAAAATACATTGCGGAGCTGGAAGTGCAGACCGGCATGACACAGCGACGCAGGGGACCTGCAGGATTTTATGTATGAAAACGCCCACCATTCCCACCCTTCTGGGGCCGGACGGCATGACATCGCTGCGTGAATATGCCGGTTATCACGGCGGTGGCAGCGGATTTGGTGGGCAGTTGCGGGCGTGGAACCCACCGAGTGAAAGTGTGGATGCAGCCCTGCTGCCCAACTTTACCCGAGGCAATGCCCGCGCAGACGATCTGGTACGCAATAACGGCTATGCCGCCAACGCCATCCAGCTGCATCAGGATCATATCGTCGGGTCTTTTTTCCGGCTCAGTCATCGCCCAAGCTGGCGCTATCTGGGCATCGGGGAGGAAGAAGCCCGTGCCTTTTCCCGCGAGGTTGAAGCGGCATGGAAAGAGTTTGCCGAGGATGACTGCTGCTGCATTGACGTTGAGCGAAAACGCACGTTTACCATGATGATTCGGGAAGGTGTGGCCATGCACGCCTTTAACGGTGAACTGTTCGTTCAGGCCACCTGGGATACCAGTCCGTCGCGGCTTTTCCGGACACAGTTCCGGATGGTCAGCCCGAAGCGCATCAGCAACCCGAACAATACCGGCGACAGCCGGAACTGCCGTGCCGGTGTGCAGATTAATGACAGCGGTGCGGCGCTGGGATATTACGTCAGCGAGGACGGGTATCCTGGCTGGATGCCGCAGAAATGGACATGGATACCCCGTGAATTACCCGGCGGGCGCGCCTCGTTCATTCACGTTTTTGAACCCGTGGAGGACGGGCAGACCCGCGGTGCAAATGTGTTTTACAGCGTAATGGAGCAGATGAAGATGCTCGACACGCTGCAGAACACGCAGCTGCAGAGCGCCATTGTGAAGGCGATGTATGCCGCCACCATTGAAAGTGAGCTGGATACGCAGTCAGCGATGGATTTTATTCTGGGCGCGAACAGTCAGGAGCAGCGGGAAAGGCTGACGGGCTGGATTGGTGAAATTGCCGCGTATTACGCCGTAGCACCGGTCCGTCTGGGAGGCGCAAAAGTGCCGCACCTGATGCCGGGGGACTCACTGAACCTGCAGACGGCTCAGGACACGGATAACGGCTACTCCGTGTTTGAGCAGTCACTGTTGCGGTATATCGCTGCCGGGCTGGGTGTCTCGTATGAGCAGCTTTCCCGGAATTACGCCCAGATGAGCTACTCCACGGCACGGGCCAGTGCGAACGAGTCGTGGGCGTACTTTATGGGGCGGCGAAAATTCGTCGCATCCCGTCAGGCGAGCCAGATGTTTCTGTGCTGGCTGGAAGAGGCCATCGTTCGCCGCGTGGTGACGTTACCTTCAAAAGCGCGCTTCAGCTTTCAGGAAGCCCGCAGTGCCTGGGGGAACTGCGACTGGATAGGCTCCGGTCGTATGGCCATCGATGGTCTGAAAGAAGTTCAGGAAGCGGTGATGCTGATAGAAGCCGGACTGAGCACCTACGAGAAAGAGTGCGCGAAACGCGGTGACGACTATCAGGAAATTTTTGCCCAGCAGGTCCGTGAAACGATGGAGCGCCGTGCAGCCGGTCTTAAACCGCCCGCCTGGGCGGCTGCAGCATTTGAATCCGGGCTGCGACAATCAACAGAGGAGGAGAAGAGTGACAGCAGAGCTGCGTAATCTCCCGCATATTGCCAGCATGGCTTTTAATGAGCCGCTGATGCTTGAACCCGCCTATGCGCGGGTTTTCTTTTGTGCGCTTGCAGGCCAGCTTGGGATCAGTCGCCTGACGGATGCAGTATCCGGCGACAGCCTGACTGCCGGAGAGGCACCCGCGGCGCTGGCGTTATCCGGTGATGATGACGGACCACGACAGGCCCGCAGTTATCAGGTCATGAACGGCATCGCCGTGCTGCCGGTGTCCGGTACGCTGGTCAGCCGGACGCGGGCGCTGCAGCCGTATTCGGGAATGACCGGTTACAACGGCATTATCGCCCGTCTGCAACAGGCTGCCAGCGATCCGATGGTGGACGGCATTCTGCTCGATATGGACACACCGGGCGGGATGGTGGCGGGAGCATTTGACTGTGCTGACATCATCGCCCGTGTGCGTGACATAAAGCCGGTATGGGCGCTGGCCAACGACATGAACTGCAGTGCAGGTCAGCTGCTTGCCAGCGCCGCCTCCCGGCGTCTGGTCACGCAGACCGCCCGGACAGGCTCCATCGGCGTCATGATGGCTCACAGTAATTACGGCGCTGCGCTGGAGAAACAGGGCGTGGAAATCACGCTGATTTACAGCGGCAGCCATAAGGTGGATGGCAACCCCTACAGCCATCTACCGGGTGATGTCCGGGAGACACTGCAGTCCCGGATGGATGCAACCCGCCGGATGTTTGCGCAGAAGGTGTCGGCATATACCGGCCTGTCCGTGCAGGCTGTGCTGGATACCGAGGCTGCAGTGTACAGCGGTCAGGAGGCCATTGATGCCGGACTGGCTGATGAACTTGTCAACAGCACCGATGCGATCACCGTTATGCGTGATGCACTGGATGCACGTAAATCCCGTCTCTCAGGAGGGCGAATGACCAAAGAGACTCAATCAACAACTGTTTCAGCCACTGCTTCGCAGGCTGACGTTACTGACGTGGTGCAAGCGACGGAGGGCGAAAACGCCAGCGCGGCGCAGCCGGACGTGAACGCGCAGATCACCGCTGCGGTTGCGGCAGAAAACAGCCGCATTATGGGGATCCTCAACTGTGAGGAGGCTCACGGACGCGAAGAACAGGCACGTGTGCTGGCCGAAACCCCCGGTATGACCGTGGAAACGGCCCGCCGCATTCTGGCAGCTGCACCACAGAGTGCACAGGCGCGCAGTGACACTGCGCTGGATCGTCTGATGCAGGGGGCACCGGCACCACTGGCTGCAGGTAACCCGGCATCTGATGCCGTTAACGATTTGCTGAACACACCAGTGTAAGGGATGTTTATGACGAGCAAAGAAACCTTTACCCATTACCAGCCGCTGGGCAACAGTGACCCGGCACATACGGCAACCGCGCCCGGCGGATTGAGTGCGAAAGCGCCTGCAATGACCCCGCTGATGCCGGATACCTCCACCCGTAAGCTGGTTGCGTGGGATGGCACCACCGACGGTACTGCCGTTGGCATTCTGGCGGTTGATGCTGACCAGACCAGCACCACGCTGACGTTCTACAAGTCCGGCACGTTCCGTTATGAGGATGTGCTCTGGCCGGAGGCTGCCAGCGACGAGACGAAAAAACGGACCGCGTTTGCCGGAACGGCAATCAGCATCGTTTAACCTTACCCTTCATCACTAAAGGCCGCCTGTGCGGCTTTTTTTACGGGATTTTTTTATGTCGATGT